ACATCGTTAATTTGTGAGTAAGTTGCAAAATTATACTCAATGTTAGAGTAATCAGACATTACATTATTTCTAACAACGGTTGCACCTTCTCTAAATTCAGTATCTACATAATACTCAAACCAAAGTTCGTAATTTGAAGTTGGTAGTGGGAATATTTTTAATTTATTATTTACAATATTAAATGTATGTGCAGATTTTCTGAATTGGTCATTGAATTCAATCGCTTGAATTCTCAACATATCTTCATAAAGAGGCATCAAAATGAATTGTGCTGCAGGTGAGAATGAACCAAATCCAAATTCATCAATTAAGTTTAGTGTACCTTGACCTGATACTGAATACGGATCAAAGAATCTATTAATTGCTGGAGTTGCTTCATAAAATACTCTAGTTACTGATATTCTTTCACCACCTTCAACTTCATCAGCAAAAGCTTGTAAATCATAATCTTGCACCCCCTCGAACATACTGATAGAACCTGATTTTATATCACTTCTACCACCAACACCTGCTTGGTTTCCATACGCTTGGGAAATTTCAATTACATTATTTAATTCTGAGCCATTTACTTGTTTTCCAGTATAATTTGTACCAGTTGGTCTACCTTGTAATGCTCCGAGATTATTTCGGATATTAAATTGATTTACTTGAGCAGAATATTCAGAAACAGCCTCTTCGAATACAGCAAAAAAGTTTTCACCCTCTAATTCAATATCAATAATAGGATAGCCTAATCTTTTAGCACACCAAGATGCAACTTTTGGTGCTTCAGTTCTAAATTCAGAATCAGAATCATAAATACCAAATGGAGTTGATGAACCAGTGATGAATGTGGCCGAGCCTGTCCAAATTCTTGCTTGAGACATATTTACTTTCCTCTTTTATACAATTATACACCTATAAATATAAACAACAAAAAAAGGGAGTGAAAATCACTCCCTTTGTAAAAGTACCAAGATAAAAAAATGGTATTAGTTTAAGTATTTTAGTTTATATAGGGTTGAATAAATTAGAGATTCAACTTCTTGAACCGTATTATCTATAAACGCATCTTTTATTGGTCTTGTTTTTTCAATTATTTTTAGGATTTTATTAAAATATTCAATTACTTGTTCTTTGGATTCGTATTGTTCAATCTTTGAGACATTTTTATATTTTAGAATACCATATTTACCTTGATATGACTCTGCAAGTCCATCGGCTATTCCACCAATTGATTCGTAATATCCACCTAATGCATTATGTTCTGCAAAAGATTTGGTTTGTAAGTGGAAAATGTGAACTTGATTAACTGAATGTAATAATACTGATATTAAATCTTCCATTTGGTATATTCCTATTAATTTACTAATAAATATATACCAAAAATGTTTTACGAATTATTCAACCCATTCCATAAACCCATAATCGATTGCATGGAGATAATCGGTGATATTTAAATTATCAAATCCACCTTTTAATTCGGAATCTACTTCCAAGTGTCTATGTGCAAACTCCATTACTTCGTATAAAACACCATTATCATCTGAATTACTTACTATATAATCAAAAGTTCTATGATACTCGGGATATTCATCTACCATCTTGTATTTAAATAACCAAAACCATTTATTGAGATTAGATTCTGCAACTTCGTTTGTCATTTTTGATTAATTAAGATAAGAATACTGATTTGCTGCCACAATTACTTGGAGATTATTCATACATTGATTATCTGCTCGTGAAATGGCACCCCACAAGTCATTATCTACTACTGATTGTACGAAACTACCTCCTTGAAGGCCTTGACCATCTCTAGTCATCATTACTGATGCGATGATATTAATGATATGAGGATTAGTTACCTCATATTCTAAAGCAAACTCTTTTGCTGCTGATTGATATTGATTAACAATTTCCATATTTTTATTTAGTATAAAATTTATAAGAGTATAAAGTACCACAATCATCATCGTCTAAGTCATCTTCTACGATTACTACTTGATTACCAACGATTTCTTGAAGTTTGGAATGATTAACTCGTTTCCAATAACCAAATCGTAAAAAATTAGCATTAGAACCACCCACCACTTGGTCGATGTTGAATGAACCGAATTCGGATTCGATTTTTGAGAGAGTTTCGGGAGAAAAATTCATAATGTTAAGGGTTTAAGGTTTAATATAAAGTAAATATACGAAAAAGATTTCATATATCCTACTGTTTTATCAATTATTTCGAACAATTTTTGTAATCTTCAATCAAAGAAAGTACGGTTTTAACCGAACCTTTGAAATATCCAACTTCAAAAGCAAGTTGAGAAGGAATTTCGGTAGAATAGTTCTTAGCCTCTGATTCGGCTGAGGTAATTGTTGAAGAAAGGGTAGATTCAATTCCATTTACCAATTCAATAAGTTGAGATTTGGTGAGGGTTCGGTAATTATACATAACATTTAAGGGGTTTAGGGTTGAATTCTTATTACAATACTAATTTACAAAAAAGTTTTCGTAATTCCAAATGATATGTAAAAAATATTAAAAAATTTTCTAACTGATTATCAATAAGTTAGGGACATAAAAAAACCCCTACTATTGTAGAGGTTTTTATTTTATTTATACACAAGAACCAGATGCTACAATTAATCCGTTACTACCGGATACTTGATAGTATAATCCATCATTAACATTTCCAATAAATCCATCTGTTACAGGGTAATGTAATCTACTATCGGTAAATATACGATTTCCAACTTCAACATTTGTTCCAGTATATACATATAAACCAATAGTTTGGTTATTTGTCAATGCAGTACATGCTTCACCTGATGTTCCATAAATATCTGTTGTAGTTTTTGTTTCGGAATATGACTCTGCCTGAAGAGACCATCCTTTATTATCAACCATAGTTGCCAATGCAGGAATTCCTCTTTCTAAACTTGGAAGGGCATTATTTCCTCCCCCATCTTGTGAAAAATCTATATACCCATTAGAAACCGAACTACTTGCTAATTGTTGTAGAATATTATCCAATGCAGTTTGAGTAAGTGAACATGCCGCAAAGTTTAAATTGTTTCCATCACCCAATGGTTGTGTTGATGATATAATTACTTCTGTCAATTCCCCATTGCCATATAAATCAAATCCTTTTAATGCAGGAAGGTTAGATAAATTAAGTGAACCTGATATCCCACATTGGTCAGCATCAAAATATTGTAATGATGTACAAGATGATAGGTCAGGAAATCCTGCTGAAAAATCATTATCATCAATGTAGAGTGATTCCAATGCAGTACAACCTGTTACGTTCATTGATTTTACACCAGTACTGCCCAATTCATCACAATCACTAACATCTAAATAAGTTAAGTTAGTTAATCCTGATAAATCAATTGTTTCCAATGCGTTCCAATCTGCACGAAAATCTTGTAAGTTTGTCAGGTTTTGTAAGCCTGTTATGGCTGTTATTTGTGCTCCCATATTATTTTAATTTTTAATCGTTACCTTGGAAATCAAGTTCAATAACTTTGGTTGGATCACTAAATTCAACTCTTGCCGTATATTCTATTCCTGTGCCAGATGGACTATATGTGTGATAGTATGTATCATTACCGTTAAGTGTCACTTCTTCGGTCTGCTCATCTCCCCAATTGATTGTAATAGTTATTTCTGAATTAGTAGTTATATCTATTTGAAAATTATCGTAATCAGTAGTATCCACCACAAATTCAATGTGATTTTCAACGATTTGTTCTACTAAACGTCCACCTGCACCTGCAGCACTTGGTACATTTGGATACAACAATTGTTGTTGTTGCTGAATCATCATTACCTCGTGTATCAAATTTTGATTATAAATTTCATACTCGATTAATTGTCTATTGAGAGGTAATGAAGCGATATGTGGTAAGTTGGAAAACTGATGCCACGAAAGTCCATCTATTATCATAGTTTTTAATTATTATTTATGTATAAATATCAAATAGAAATAAAAAAGGGAGAACTTTCGTTCTCCCAATTTTTACTCATACTCTTTACTCTAATTAGATTATACTAAAGCTAAATCTTTAACATAAATCTTGCCATAGAATTCAGGACGAACCATCTTCTTAGCGTAACGAGTCATCACACCTCTACGTGGAGTAAAGTTAGTTGGATCGTACACTAAAGGTGTCATAATCAATGGAACATAAGGAGCATATACAGCACCAGTCTCAAGGAAGTTAGAACCTTTGAAACCTAACAAGATTTCGTTAGATGTCATGTATGGGTTCTTGTAAACAGTGTATCTGTTTGCCATAGCACCTACTTGAGAAACACCAGCTGCAAATTGTAAAGCATCTTTATCAGCATTTACAACGAATCCTGGGATTGATTCCAAGATAGTAGCAACGTCTGGAGATACAACTACGAAGTTTGCACCACCTCTAAGAGTTAATTGGTGAATCTTGTTAGATACTTTGTTCAACTTAGCACCCAAAGTTTGGAACCAAGTGTTCTTAGTGTAAGCTGCAGCGTTAGTTCCAGCTACCCAAGTAGAACCATTCCACTCTTCACCCAAAGTTGCTGACCAGTATTCAGTAGTCAATGCGTTAGCCTTCAACATATCAAGGATTTCAAGGTCGATTTCCAAAGAGATGTATTCAGACAACATTGAAGTCAATTCAGCTTCAGCATCGATTGAGTGGTAAGCGTTCAAATCTTGAGCCAATTCAGGAGTCCATACTGCCTTCAACTTACGAGTCTTAGCAACGATGGCTTCAGAACGAAGTTCCAAATCAACTTCAGGAATACCTAAATCGGTAGCTGGTTCAGTTGGATTAGCATCTTCGAAATCACCTCTTGTGTTAGCAGTTGGCTGCTTAGCATAAGTGATAGCAATTGAAGAAGTAGCGTTAGTCAAAGAAGTTACTTTTGCAAAGAATACTGCAGAAGTTCCAGAGATATCCGAGTGAGCTGGATAGAATGTATCAGCTGCAGAGAATGCAGATGAAGAGATGTAGAATGCTTTAACACCTTCTAAATCAGCAGAAGTAAAAGAACCACCTTGAGGGATAGTAATTTTAGCCAAAGTAGAGTTAGCTACTGAAGATGACAAAGAAGCATCAAATCCAACTTCTAACCAAGATGCAGTTGCAACAGTGTAAGAACCAGAAGCGATAGTTGCAGCGGATTCGTTGATAGTATAAGCGAATCTACCATCACCATAAAGACCGTTTACAGCAGCTTTAGTTCTACCGAAATCACTATTGAATGTAGAGATACCGTTACCACCGAACAATGACTTACCATTGAATGAAGGGTTACCGTTTACGGCAGTACCATATTTAAAGTCTAGATAGAAAATTAGACCAGAAGGAAGGTTCATTGGTTGAACTGAAACGAATTCTTTCGCTGCAATTTCACCAAAGATTCTTCTTACCAATGGAAGGGCTACACCACTCCATTCTTCAGAACCTGCGGAGGTTCCGGTAGCAGTTGCTTCGTCAAGCAATTGTTTTGCTTGGTTTTCCAACAATACTGCGATTTGAGATTGCTCTCTGCTTTTTAAACCTTCAAGAAGACCAGTTTTAGCCCATTTGTTTTGTAATTGACGTGTTTCAGCCAACATTACCTGCTGTGGGTTTTTGCCTTCCATTAGTTTAGATAAATCAAAATTTGCCATTTTATTTTTTCTCCTAATGTTTTGTTATTTAATATTTGCTAATTGTTTGAATCTTTCAGCTAATCCATTACTTTCTGCAATAATTTGTTTTTTAGGTGCAGTAGAAGCAGTTGGTTTAGATGCAAATGATTCGGTTAATTTGGTTTGTTTTACTTTTTTAGATGTACCACTCATTTTAAGTGATTCAGCTAAAGTAGAGAATACTAATTTTACTTCTCTAACATTACCAGTTCTGTCTAATGTTTCAACAACTTTGTGTTTTTGTTCGTTTGTTAAATCATAAGCACGGAATAATTTGTTAGTGAAAAGTAATTTTGCATTCAACAAGTTTACTTCGTTAATAGTCTTCTTCAATGATTTGATTACGCTATAAGCTTCTTCTAATTCAGCTTCTTTTTCTTCCTTGTAGGCTTCGAATTTTTCTTCTTCTTCACCTTCTTCTTCAGAAACTTCTTCATCATCTCCGTATCCCATTTCTCTGAGGATTTCATCAAGATCTAATTCTTCTGAATTCATTTCGTCTTCAGACCCAATTTCTTCCTCTTCTTCTTCATACACGTCTTCCTCTTCTTCAGCTACTGGAGCTTCTTCTTCAGAATCTTCTTCGTGCATTTCGTCTTCACCATCTTCTTCTTCAAGTTCACCTTCAAGTTCTCTGATGATTGCTTCTAAATCCATCTCATCTTCGAGTTCTTCCTCTTCTTCGAGTTCTTCCTCTTCTTCGATGTAAGATGGTTCTTCACCTGGTACTTCTTCGTCTTCACCTTCTGAAACGACATCGACATTATCGTCTTCTTCGCCTACACTTGAGGTTTCAACATCAGTATCAGGGTTTGTTTTTGCTAAACCTGATGAGCTATTAGCTGAATCTGCTGGTTTTTTGTTTTCACCACCACCGATATTAGATGCGTTTGTAGTTGGAGCTTCACTTCCATCTGAATACTCTTCGTTTACATCTGCTTCTTCCTCGTCTTCCATTTCTTGTTGGAGTCTCTTGGATAATACAGCTTGTAATTTTGGAGCAAATGCTTCTTCTAAGGCGATTTTGGCGTTTGCAATAGCAGTTTCTCTAACGGCTTTAGCATCAGCAATAGCTTCTTTCAATAATTTTGAATTTGCCATTTTTGACCTTCCTTTTGTTTTTTAATCCGTGAAATTATTAGGAGAATTCCAATGTGGGTTGTTAGTAGGTCGGTTGTTCGGTCACCACTTAATAAAGGGTATTCATTAACCAACTTTTTAATAAAAATTCACATTATAGGTGAATTAATTATAAATAAATATATAATATGAAAATTAAACCTATAATTTTCTATATAAAATATATATTTTTCGTAAAAAAATTACTTTTTATTCTTTTTACCGCTGTTATATTCACCACTTGCCATTCTCTCCAACATAACTCGTCTTTGATTTTCTCGAATAGCTTTTAGTTTTATAGTTCTTCTAACAGTTTTTGGTTTTGTAAATTCTTTTCTTTCTCTTAATTCTAAAAGATGTCCTGAATCGTTTACTTTCTTTTTAAAAACTTTGAGTGCTTTTGCAATATCACCGTTTTTTACTACAACCTTAATTAGTGCTGTTTTTGCCATTTAATGTAAATTTAATTTAATATAAGTATTATTTTTTATTTTTTTAAGAACCTTTTCCAGTTCCTGATTTTTTACCTCCAGTATGAGTGGAAACATTTATTGGTTTTTTACCTTGACCTGCAGAATCCTTACCACCTCTATCTGCTTTGTTTTGTGCTGCTCTTTTTCTACGAGTTGCAGATTCTTTTTCCTTTTTACTCATAGTTTTTGCCTTTGCAGCAGGAACACACTTAGCATATCCACTCTTTTCACCACTCGTTCCACAAGGTGGGTGTTTACCATCAACTTTCTTACCAATATTAACCCACTTGGATTTAAACCAATTACGAAGATCTTCGTTGGTAGATTGTTCTGATATTTCTTGTAGAATTTGGTTTAGTTTCATTAGTCTTTACACTTTTTCCAACCACCACCTTTACCTTTGTAGTTTTTTGCTGCCCAACCATTTGCATAAGCAGATGGGTAAACATCAAACTTTGATTTTGCTGCGGATTTAGATGCAGACCATTTTTCAGGGTCAGTTGGACAATTTTTCTCCATCAATTTTTCAACTCGTTCTCCAAGTTGATAAATTTTCATTTCGGATTCGGTAAGGTCTTTAACTTCCTTTAAACTTTTTTTTTTACTGATTCTAATTTGGTTCTGATTTTTTGAGTCACTTTATTAAGTTCTTTTTTATCAATACCCAATGAATCTAACACTCTACCCATGACTTGTAATTTTTGTGGATAGGTTAATTTTTTACCATTAAGAACATCTAATGCTTTTTCTAACTTAATTCTAACATCACCGGGGATTGGTGCCTTGTTTACATCTTCACCTGCTTCTTTAACTACTTTTTCTTTCATACCTAATCTTTGTTTCATTTGGTCCTCCGAAATATCACCTACTTTATAATAACGAGAAAGAATATGACCCATATCTTCATATAAGCCAGTCAATCTTTGGTCTAATGAGTTTGCTTCTTTAGCAACCTTATCAAATTCTTTACCGAGTTTATCCAACTCATTCATATTTCTTTTTACGGTCACTTTATCAAACCAATCATCTGTTTCATTAAGTGCAAGAGTTCTTGCTGCTTCAGTAATTGCACCAAGAGTTTCAGCAACTTGTGTTAAATCAGATTTTCTATCCATCATTTCTTGATATTTGTTGTATGTAGAAACAATTTCAAGGAAATGTTTTTTCACTTCATTGGAAAGAGGTCTTTTTTCTTCGTTCTCGTTTATTAATTTAGTTAATTTCATTAGTATATTCTCCTATATGTTAATAAGTACCAGGTCTGTCACCTTTTTTCATAGAATCTGCCCAAATTTGGAACATTTTCTTAATATCGGCTGGTAATTGTTTATCTCTTATACTTAAAGTCCCATCCTTACCAATATGAGCAATGATTTTGTAATCACCATGTTGTTCTTCGGCTCTATTCCAAATAGTTAAACCATTTCCCATCCAACCAGAACCAATATCGTATTTTTTAGCTTCTACTAATTTTTTTAATGATATGTTTCCTTTGTATGATTCTTGTACTACTGACTGAATTGCATCTGCTTCTTTGTGAAATCCGTTCATTCTTAATGTGAACGCAAGTCCATCAACAGCATCTACTCCATCGTATCCTGCAGTTCGAGCAATTTGTCTACCAAATGACCAAGTTTTTCCATCAGGTTGCATGAATTTTGATGCTTCAGATGAATTTGTTCTAATTGCAGCCATTTTCTCATCAAATTGAGGGTCATCCATAGAAGGATACTCAGGTTTCTTAGCCCATTCAGGTTTTCCTTCTAATTTAGCAACCAATTCTCTAGCTTCATCGTGGAAATTAGCATCAGATAATGCAGAAACTGCTGCCTGCATCATTTTTGTTTTATATTCTTCTTTTCCTAATTGATTAGGAGTGAATCCTTCTTTTTCTGCTAATCCTTTTACTTCTTTATTTACTGCAGGATTACCTTTTCTTTGTTGTTTAGGTTGTGCAGGTTCATTCATTGCATCATCAAATGATTTTGCATCATTCCAGTTATCAGGAACGATGAATGTATCACTACCATACACCTGAATACCTTTTGTTGTTCCTTTACCGATAGTTGTCCATTGACCACCTATTTGTACTCTTTGATTGGATGGGTTCATTACAACCTCTCCTCTGTACTCTTGTCCATTAGAATCAGTATAAACTGCTGGAGTTCCTAATTCAAATCTATCACCCCATCTATCATCAGTTTTTGATGGTTCTTGTTTTGTAGGTTCTTCTTTAGATGGTGTTTCTTTGTTTGCATCGGCTTTCTTAGCAGCAACTCCGATTTCTTCAGCAAAACTATTTGCTAGAGGAATTGCATCTTTAATATCCATATCAATAACAATAACTTTCATATTCGCAGGTTTTCCTGCCGCAATTGCTGCAGAAGTTACGGCTGCCCATCTATGATGTCCATCAATTACATATCCATCTCTACTCACATAAATTGGAGCAGTGATTCCCGGATGATTAGGGTCTTTTTCCAACGCCTTAGCCATACCAGCCACTTTAGAACCAACCAATTCTGATTGAGTTGCTTTAAGAGCATCAGAAGGAATTTCAGTTTCAACTGTTTTAATTCCTTTTTCTTTCAACATCTTCTTAAACATTGGTTCAGTATCAACTTCACCTGAAGCATCTACTGGCATTTTAGAAGCAGGAGAACCTGGTGTTGGTTTTCCTTTAAATTGTGGCATTTCTTCACGAGGGATACCTGCATTACCTTCACAATATAAGTTAGTACCAGGTACAGTCACTTTACACAAGTTAAAGTTTGGTGCAGCTTCACCTTTTTCTTTAGCTTGTTTAGTAAGTTCTGCCAATTTATCAATTCTCATAGAAATTTCTTTCTTCTGAGCATCAGGGATTTTATTTATATCAGAATTACCACTAAAAGTATCCTTATTTGCATTAGGCATTAACTTTGTAAGTTTAGTTGGAGAAACTTTTGGAGTATCTGATTTTTTAGTTTTTTCTTTTGCTGGTTTATCAAAGATATTTACCTTTGGAGTATCTTTTTTAGTATCTTTACCACTTGTAGGTTCATCTGATTTGATAGGAACATATTTTCCTTGGTCAGTCTTTTTGAAAGTCTGAG